GGGTGATCGACTCTGAGATCAAAGATGGACCGAAAGGGAATTACATCGACTGGACATACGAGATCGTCGGGAAACCTAACCGGATATGGGATGTGATGTCTTTATCCAACAGTGTTTCCATGAGCCGCTTGAAATCACTCGCGGTCGCCTGCGGGCTTCACAATCCTAACTTTATCGCCGACACCGAAGAACTGCACGGCAGAGAATTCATGGTAAGGCTGAAAATCGAGGAAGACGAAAACGGACAGTATGAACCTAAAAACAAAGCGACGGCCTTCAAGGCTGTCGAGGAATCTTGCGTAAAACCTGTGTCATTTCAACAGCCCAGAATTGATGCTCACATCGCATCTTCTAAAACTTCAACCCAATCCCAACAACCGCGAATGCCATGGGAGAAATAATTCTACGGCAATATCAAAAGGATTGCCTGGACGCCATAGTCCGGGCAATCCCGAATGATAAGGACATCCTGTTCCAGGCGGCCACAGGTGCAGGCAAGACCATTATATTTTGCAGCCTTATAAAACACCTGTTAACTGAATGGCCGTACATCCGTATTGGTATCCTGGCACATCGAAGGGAATTGATCACACAAAATCGTGACAAACTTCTTTCGGTGTGGCCGGATGCCCCAGTAGGGATCGCGTGCACGAGCGTTACCAGTCAGGTCATTACCGAAACACCGGTCGTGATCGGAACCATTCAGACCCTGGTCCGCCGCATCGAAGATACCTCGCCGTTTGAGGTAATCATTATTGATGAGGCCCACCGGATCCCGCCGATTAATTTAAAATCCACATACCGGAAATGGGTCCTGGCCATGAGAGAGCATAATCCTAACGTGCGGATCATCGGATGCACAGCCACGCCGTTCAGGCTCGGCCACGGCTATATATTCGGCAAAGCCTGCAAGCCAAGGCATGACAACCTTTTTCCGAAACTGCACTATTCAATAGGTATCCGAGCGCTTCAGAAAGAGAACTATTTGTGTGAATATCACGCGATGGAAGCAGAGGACGTATCTGATGACCTCAAAAATGTCAGAGTTTCCGGAGACTACAACCTCGGAGATCTGTCGAATGTTATGAGCCGGCCTGTCCATTTGGGATCTGCTGTGTCCGCGATACAGAAATATGCCGAAGACCGGAAACGGATTATCGTGTTCTGCTGCACAATAGACCATTCTGAAAAATTAGTGACTGCGCTAAAAAAAGAAAACATCGTATCCGCATATATCCATTCTAAAATGCCGATTCCGCAACGCGACATGATTTTAAAAGAGTTTGAGGCCGGCAGGATCAGGGTGCTGTGCAATATCGGCGTTCTCACCGAAGGCTGGGATTCCCCTGCTGTGGATTGCGTGCTTTTGTGCCGGCCCACAAAGTCTACTGGACTGTATGTGCAAATGGTCGGGCGCGGTTTAAGGCCGCATCCGGACAAGAAGAATGTGCTGATCCTCGACCTGTCGAGCAACTGCACCTATCACGGGGATCCCAATAACCCATCCGTAAAAATCGCAAATACTACAAATTATAATAAGCAAGCCCCGACCAAGATTTGTCCTGAATGTCAGACGATCCATTTTTTAGGTGTCAAGGAATGCAATGTCTGTGGGTATGTTTTTATTAAAGAACCTGAGGTTGACAATGGTTCAAAGCATATGCGCGACGTATCATGGATCAGGCATGAGGCTCCAATCGTTGTAACCGTCGAGCATATCGAGGCACAGGACTATATCAGTCAAAATGGCAATCGGATGCTCAAAGTGAGTATGCGGTGCCGGCGGTCCGGTGCGCTGATCCCTGTTTTTGTAAATCATTTTTTTGATTTCGAAGGGAACGGGTCCGACCGCGGGATGATTTTTTCAAGGCGCCTGTGGGAAAATCTCGCCGGAACAGATCCGCCGGAAACCGTAGAAGAGGCAAAAGAGCGTGAGCACGAATTGTTTTACGGAATTCCGGCACGGATTGAAATCAGAAAAAAAGAGAGATGGTGGAACGTAGAGTACTGGGGGATAAAGGCCTGGAACAAAGCAAAGGAGGAGAAACTGCATGGCATCCCTGAGGAATTACCGTTCTGATGACCGGATAGCCGTGGCCCTGGTCAACGACATGTACGCTGCGGCGGAGAAAGAATGTCAATCATCTAAAAAAAGAAACTATCTCGGCATGTCGGAGATCGGAAAGCCGTGTGACAGAGAGTTGTGGCTCAACTTTCGAGGATTTCCACAGGTACAGATAGACGGCAGAGTGCTGATGCTGTTTGAATTTGGCAATCTGATTGAAGAGCGGATCATATTTTGGCTTCGCGAGGCCGGGTACGATGTGTCGAATCAGCAACTGTCGTTCGAATCGTACAACGGATGGTTCAGGGGCCATTGCGACGGCACCATATCAGGAATTACGAAAAAAACCCATATCCTCGAAGTCAAATCCGCGAACACAAAGAAATTCGACTCCTTCAAGCGGTTCGGTGTCAGAAAAACATACCCTGTCTATTACAGCCAGGTGCAGTGCTACATGGGTTACAGCGACCTCGAAAGGGCCCTGGTGGTTGTTCAATGCAAGGATACATCCGAGATATATGCGGAACGGATATATTTCAACAACAGCGATTTCCAGGCTCTGCGTCAGCGGGCATACAACATCATCATCACAAATTCCATCCCGAAAAGACCATTCGATAAAGACTCATTCGAATGTAAATTCTGCAATCAGCGAATAACGTGTTATCACCCGGAGGTAACCCCAGTGGATATCAGATGCAATACCTGTCATTACCATGGATTCTGGCAATTGGAGCAATATTGCTGGCACCCAAAACACCCGTATAAGATTGAGGACACAAGTCTGAAATGCGACGACTGGACGGATATGTTTGAAAAACTGACACCAGGACAGAAATTGGAATATGAAAAAGTTAGATCAGATGAGCTCAAACAATTCCATGCTTAACACCGCGCTGGAATACCTCGAAATGGGGTTCTCCGTTATCCCGGTGAAACGATCGGACAAAAAGCCGTATCTCAAAAGCTGGAAGGAATACCAGAAACGCCTCCCGACAGAGGAAGAAATTGAAAGATGGTGGATGCTATGGCCAAATGCCAATATCGCCATCATCACCGGCAAGGTTTCCGGGATTATTATCGTGGATGCCGACGGTCCGGTTGGAATCCAATGGATGGCCGACAACCTGCAGAAAACAACGGTCTATAATCAAACATACAAGGGCGTGCATGGCGTATATAAAAATCCGCAGAACGCTGTTATTAAAAACATGGTGCGCCTAGCACCGGAGGTGGACATCCGCGGGGAGGGCGGATATTTTATTTCGCCGCCGTCGGTGCATCAGAGTGGCCATGTCTATAAATGGGTTTTTCTTCTCGATGGATGGGCCGACCTTCCGGAATACCAGCCCCCGTCGTCCATCGGAAAATCCGACAAGAAAAAAACCGGGAACCTCAATATAGACCTGTCCCGGATTGCATCAAAACTTGACACCAACAAAATAGAGGCAGGGATCCCTCAAGGAGAAAGAGACAACCTCTTGTTCAGAGAAGCCTGCCGTTTGCGCGGAAAAAACCTGACCCTGGAAGAGGCGTGGCTCCTTTTAAAATCGTTCGCTGATCGGTGCGATCCGCCGTTTACGGAAAAAGAAACACGGACAAAGCTATCCCAGGCATGGAAATACGAGCCTGACGATCCCGAAATTGGCGCTTCTATCGAATGCTTCGATCTCAACCCTGCGAAGCTGTGTGAAAAACAGCCCGAAATTCCAGAAACAATCTTAAAACCCGGTGGCCTGCTGCAGGATATCATGGACTATATCGATGTCAGTTCCGCGGCTGCCGTGCCGTATTTTGCCCTGGCAGCTGCGATAGCCCTCGTCGGGAATATCCTCGGGCACCGTGTGATGACCGAAACCGGCCTCCGGACCAATATGTACGTCATAACCCTTGGGTATTCCGGATCAGGGAAGAGCTCGCCTGTCGGCGCTCTCAAAAATATCCTGTTACGATCATCGGCCGTCAATACCATCGGCATTACCGAACTGACATCTGCACAGGCCATATTCAAGGAATTGTCGCTGGAAAACAAACGGGTCACGCTGATGCTCCTGGACGAGATCGGGCTGGTTTTAAGCGGCCTGAAAAGTCCGAACTCGCCGGCAAGGGAGGTGCCCAGGCTGCTGATGAAACTGTTTTCAAACACCACCGGCATCGAACGGAAGGCATTTGCCGCAAATGACGATATAGTTGTTCCATACAGTCATCTATCTTTATATGGTGCATCCACACCGGAACGGTTTTACGAATCCATATCCGGCGATGAGCTTTCAGATGGATTCCTGGCTCGAATTCTATTATTCGAGTCCCACCACGATGCACCATACCCGAAAAAGAATATCAAAAAAGACATCCCGTATGATCTGATTGATAAAATTAATTCCCTTCACCCGCCGATCATATTTGATGCCACGGACGGCAACCTTCTTGGCAGAAAACCAAAGCCTAAAATGATTGGAATGTCCCAGCAGGCCGATGAATATCACGAGACATTCAAACGGAAATATCACGATCTGAAAAATGAATCCAAGGCCGACGGTTTTGGAAAGTCAACCATTTATGGCCGCGCAGCCGAACATGCGTCCAAACTTGCTCTCATTCATACCATGTCATTGAATGGAGCAAATTGCAGCCTCATCGATATGGTGTCGATCGAATGGGCGTGGATATTAATTGAGTATATTATTGAAAATACGGTTGCTAACATAAAAACAAATGTCTTTGAAACTCTTTTTGAAAAGCAGCGTAATAAGATTCTAAAGGAGATGCGTGCGAAGGGGATACAGGAAGAATATAAAAACGGGTTAACGATCAGAGATTTGACGCGCGGGCCGTGTCGAGGAATGACCTCAAAGGATGTCAAAGAGCTCATAAACACACTCATCATTGCGGGTGAAATCGGAGTTTATAGGGAAAAAGCTCGAAACAACCGTGAAGTGATCAAATATTTCGCCGCGCGATAAAACAGGAAGGTCGCAGCGTCACGAATGTCAC